CAAGTGTCACCTGTCTTGGTACGGCAATGCAAAACATGTCTGTGATATGTGCGGCTAATCTCTACACCATCATCTTTCACGATTGTTGCCTTGCGAACTTGGACGTTTTTGTGTTCGCCCCTTACTTCGCAGTCATATTCAAATTCTTTTGTTAAAGACATTTTAGTCTCCTGTATTATCGTGGCGGGGTTGCCACCTGTCCAGCCCGACTTCCAGACGGGTTAATTAACTTACTCTATATACTACTGAACCAATTAAAAATGACAATGATGCGGCTCCATTTGATAAAGTACTCGCACCGCCATCATTGCCATGGTAAAGTCTAAATTCTGTAGCGTTCTGAAACACATAAGCCAGTACCATACCCGGTGCGTCCACAGGCGTAGTAAAATATGTAAGCGCACCACCTCTCAAGGCTCCTCCTGTTTCATTTACAGATGTGAAAGGTAATCCTGTAATTTGAACATGCGCTCCCGTGCTTGATGAACTACTAAATTGTATAAAGAAAAAAGCCTCTACTAAATTCCCCACTTTTTGGTAGTTTCCGTTTTGATATGCATAAGAGGGGCTTGACCACCCTGCCGCTACAACAGGTGTCCAAGTTCCTTCTTCATAGTCATCAAGCGCATTTGCCGCCGCAGTGTCTCCGTTAAATGTTAATCCACCACCAGCAAGCATACGCAAACGCTCTGAAGTGCCGCTTTGAAATGCTATATAACCAGAATTTGCATTGTTCAAATAAGCACCACCAGCAGAACCACTACCAGAAGTAATACCTAAGTCTAAAGTTTGATTTGTATTATTAGTAAAACGACTAACAATTCCTGATGATGTATTGGCAACTGTAAACTTTTCTAATGAACTTGTCATGCCAATGCCTACTTTATTTTCAGAGGCATCAACAAACAGTGTGTTAGTATCGACAGTTAAATCACCAGTGGCTGTTACATCTTTTGTAGAGATGTCTCCAACTTCTAGTTCTGGTTTTGGACCGTCGCCAATATACGCCATCAGGTAATCTCCAATATAGACAAGGCAACATCACCAGAAGACGCTGTGTTTGTTGTTACCTTCAATACGTCTGATGCTTCCATAACAACCTTTTGGTCGCCACCTACGACAACCAAGGCACTGCCAACTGGCACTGGAGCCGCCTTAACTAAATAGATATTATCGCCATCATTGTTCTCTAACTGCACATCAACAGTAATTTGCGATGCAACAATGTTAGCAACAGATAGTCCTATAATTGTAGTTTGTGTTGCGCTAGGGCAGGTGTAAATAGTAGCCGCACCTGTGCCTACAGCAGTGTCAGTTTTAATCTTGAATGTATTAGCCATATTTCTGTCATCCTAAAGCTATGGCAAGTGCGACTGCTGTTCCTGCCTCGTCTACATTAAGGGTTGTTCTTGCGGCAGACGCATCTGCATCGTCTATTAACGACCTGCCATAAGCAGTCAAATCTGTTACATCTGCAACTGAAGCACCATTAAAAAACGGCAACTTATTTGCCGCGCTTGTTTGGTCTGAATCAAGAACCATGACTTTCTGTGCTGGCATTGTGCAAAATAATGTTTTTACCCCAGCCGACCAATCGACAGCAGAATCGCTGTTGCTTGACTGCAAGATAGAAGTTCTCGCAAGAGTTGTTCCTGAAGATGCGTATGTCCCGACACCCACCTCAAAGTTTCCGGCATCATCAACACAACCATAATAAGTTGTATTACCGTTTCCTATGGAGGCAAATGTCTCAAATCCGGTCACTGCGCCAGCAAGAGTGTATGTCCCCGTGCCTGTGGTGTTGCTGGTTTCTTTGACCCTATCAGCAATAACCAACGCCATAACAGACCACTATGCTATACGGATAATGGCTGTGCTTGCCGCCGCCGATGGGAATTGAATAGTAAAATCCCCGTTAGTTGAAGTCTTGTCAGCGCCAAACGCTAAAACAGCAACAGCCTTGTTAGATGCGCTAGAGTTATAAATTAACGCTCCGTTTGCTGTTATTGTTGCAGTTGAAAAAGTTGTGTCAGCAAAATCACAAACTGCCGTGTCTGAATCAAGCACAGGAGTTACGCTGGTTAAGCTGTTGCCGCCAGAACTATAGCCAGTGCCAGACACTTCATTGGTCGTCGCAAAAGCGGTTGTGCTTTTATTAAGGGTTGCAGAACTTGTAAAAAGAGCAAGTTTAAAAGTATGCCCACTAGATGCAGTAAAGTTATGCTCCGCTTTGAGCAACTCAGCTTTGAAGGAGTTACACATTTCTTGGGTAATAGCCATTACAGCCTCCTAATTTGTTCAGCCACATCTTTGTGACCGTTCTTACAAAGTATATTATACACAGTAGTTCTGTCACTGTTAATAGCCTCTCTCATATAAAAAACTAAAAGAGGCCGAAGCACATCTCTAAAGGCATATGCCTGCTCCCTGATTGGAGAGGGGGCAGTTTCAGAGACCTGTATAATTTTATCTAGACATCTTTCCGCAACTTCTTCAGGACTGTGTCCTCTGTTTTCTGTCGCATGGACAGTTACAATCGGTTCTTTAGGCAATTCCATTGAGGCAGAGTTTCCAAGCATTATACCCTTGCCTCCCCATCTCTATAGCTATCTCTCTTCAGCCTGCTCTCAGTTTGTTGAGCGAGAAGAGCTATTGCCTCTTGATACTTGTTTTCATACATCTGAGAAATGTCTGGGTCGCTTTTCATAAATACTGAAGCCTCTATAAGACAGCCATACAACAGGGGAACCTCCGCATTAGTGCCTAACCAGCTTGTGCCGTCACCTGACGCAGTGATAGAGATTGGGTCTCTTGCGTAGTGCAACTGAACTGCATAAGTAGCGTCTGGTGTCGGAGCAAGCATAAAATGCTCGTCATCGTGATTTGCATAATACAAAGGAAAACCAGTTGTTGTGGTTTTTGGATACGCCTCTCTTAAAAAATTAGCATCCTTGTCTAAAAGAAAAACATAATCTCCGTCTGTCTCTTTTACAGCAATAGAATATATATACTGGAAGTCTGCTGGTTTGTTTAAAAACCTCTGTCCGTTTATCAAGGTTGAGTCCACAACCCTACGCAAACTAGGTATTTGCAAAGTTCTGTAAAGCCTCTCCTCAGCGTTTTGTATAAACCTAGAAAGATTGTTTACAAAGGTTGTTTCGGTGTTTTCAGTGTAATCCTGTATCGCTTGTTTAAGCGTAGTAAACGTGTACGCCATAGCTAGTCCTCGTTGTAAAGATTATCAAAAATCCTATTAACATCTAGCGTATAGTCTAAATCACTTTTACTGTAATGTATATGTGCAGACGGCTTAAAATCTGGTGCGCCCTCTCCTGTCTCAAACCACGCTGGGTGCGTTACTCTAACCCTATTGTTTGGCAAGGCTACAATATTTCCTGTCCACTCCCCTGCATCTAACAAGTGCATAACATGGCTTTGCTTGTGTTGTGCGGGGTCATCTGCAATCTCGCTATCGGTATAATCAACAGTAAACATATACTTTGCTGGGTAAAAGTTACCGCCAACTTTTGCAAGCCAAGGGCAGGGGGTAGCCCTATCTATTGTATATACAGCATGTGTATGAGACGGGCAGTCCCACGGCTGTGCGTCATGGACGTCCATAGGCTCAGGCCATTCATCAAGAGGTTCGTCTGCCACCAACGCTGTAATAGGCATCCTCGCCCACATAGCCCCGCCATGCACAGTGTCCTTTTCTTCTCCCTCTGCCTCTATGCCAGTAAATATCATTTGAAAGCTTAGGCATCTGTTGGGCAAAGTGGTAACAGCGACAGCCATAGCGTGGAGAAACTCTCCATGATAGGCTTCGTGATTATGCGTGTATTCACGCCTCACCCAACACTTGAAGTGAGGTATATTGCTTTGAAGATATGGCATTAAGCTTTAGTGAGCTTATAACCTTTTGCTTTAGCCGCAGAGCGAATCTGAGCAAGGGTCATTGGCTTGGCAGTTCTTCCACCACGCTTCATACCCTTTGACTTCATCATCCCGCCACGTTTCATGCCCTTAGATTTCATCATGCCGCCGCGCTTCATGCCTTTGGATTTCATCATGCCTCCACGACGATACCCCTTAGACTTCATAGCTCCGCCACGCTTCATACCTTTGGATTTCATTTTACGTTTCATAATTTACCTCACTCTGAAACTACCGCCTCTAGTCGCCGCACCCATGCCGCGCACTGTGCCACCAACCGATTTACTAATAACACCGCCTGAACTTTTACTCTTTGCCTGCCTATCTTTAAGGTATTTGTCTACCTTGCCATATCCGCCAGCCTTTTCAAGCTCTGACTTTGTAGCCACGGAATACTGCCTTCCCTTAAAAGAAAACTTAGTAGCGCCACCTGCTTTATATTTCTTCCTAGCGTCTGCGTATTTCTTTTGGAACTCACTCAAATCTGCTTTGGGTGGCTTCTTAATCTTCGTATCCCCTGTCGGTGCGCTTATCTTACTGCTTGTTGTGGCAGCTTTGCCTGTAATCTTAGGAGTTTCGGTGGTCTGAGTTTGGGTCTTTGTTTCTTTAGGCTTTGGGGTCGTCTTTGGTGTAGTCACATCAGTTGTAGCGGCACTAGCATCTGCTCTTTTTTTGTCGCCGACTTCTTGAGCTTTTTTAAGCCCAACCGCAAGCCCTGTTCCAACGACACCTGCCCCGCCCACCTTGGCGGCTGTTCTAACCTTTTTATCGGCGGCGGCTTTACTAGAGGCAAAAGCCTTGTTTTTGGGGTCTCTCATATTAGGAGAGCCGTCTTTATTTTTCTTTCCGGGGAATTTGTCGAAACCCTTGGCCTCTAAAGACTTCTTAATCTTTTCTCCGATTTCAGAAACTTTTTTCTTAACTGGCTTTGCGCTACCAATCTTTTTAAGAATTTGTCCTGCTACCATAAAGGCCTCCTGCGTGTTAGGCGTATAAACTGTCTCATCTCAATATTACAATAATAATATAATTTATTAATTAACGTAACCCCTAGGTGACTATTTTAACACTTCCAACACTGATACTTAAATCAGTGAACAACCCGCCCACTGGGTTATGACCAAAGGCAGAATCATTGCTGTTGTCTGGCCTAGGGTCTTTAAGCGACTGTGGGTCAGTAACCTTCAGCCTGCCCACAAAATTTTGCGGATGGTCGCCATCCCTTACATCTTTTCCCACAAGTAGCCCTGTGCGTACACCGTTCTGAAATTCAGGCACAAGCTCTTTTAAGGGATACCTGAACCCTGTTCTGTCGCAATAACCAAACGCCTTGCTCCCGCGAGAATACACCTAGCCCTCCACATACAAAGAGCTAAACGGCACAAATCGAACAGACACCCTGTCTGCGTCTTCTCCTGCGGCAAGCTGGTACTGAAACTCATACTCCTCTTTCAAGGCCGCCGCACGTTCTGCGCCTTCAGGTTTTTTCATTGCTATTTGATATGCAAGCCCTGCCACCAGACACGGAACCCACCTTGGAGGAATGAAGTTTGTTGTTGTCCCAGTTATACCGCTTGCCATGCCGTCCGTGCCGACAAGCCTATAATAAAACAAAGTATAGGTTTCAGCGCTGTCAGGGACAGGCCATAAGGTCACTTGCGTAGAACCTGCTAACCTTTCGACGAAGATTTGGGTCGGCCTACCTTGCCTGTTTTTTTGGTTTTGCTGGGCGTAGGTTGAGACACTGATTCTTTCAAGGTTGGTGTCGGTTTGGTTGGTTCCTGTACCCGTCCGAAGTTGGTGTTCCAGAAGGTCAACAGTGTCTGTCGGGAGAGTATACGTTGTAGTCCCTGCGGTAATAGACTGCGTACCGCTCGCAATGGTCCAAAGATTAAGTCCACGATTTTGCCACTCCAATGTTATAAGGTTAAAACTACGTCGGGCAGTTTTTAAGTCGTACCCAGAGCGAAGTTCTGTGCCTGCCCGTTCAAAGGCTTCCTCAAATATCTCCGGTAAATCTGGTGTTACAACTGCCATTGTCTACCCCGTTTTCTTCTTCATAGCGTTTATATACTTTCTGTATACGGCGCTAGAAGCAGATTTCTTTGCGGCTTTTGCTCTTTGTTCCATAGCTACAGCCGCTTGAATTTTGTGAGCATGTGTGCGCCCACTTTTTTTAATCTTGCGTATGCTTGCCTCTGCGTCCTTTACAGTGGCAAACTTTAGCCCATGTATTGTACCCCGTGGGTTTTCATCAGTATAGAGGTCACTGTGTTTTTTTGACCTTGCAGGCTGACCTTTTTTTCTTGGTATCCTTCTGCTTGTTCGCTTTCCTTTGGGCTTCGTAACCTGACTGCCCATATTAGCTCTAGACATAACCATTACGTCTTTCTATGCCTCCGAACCTTTTTTGCCACCCTCTTGGGCTGTTTAGAAAACTGCTTACCCTTCTTGGTGTCTGCTCTCTTTTTTCTAGTCGTTGCCGCATATTCTTTTGCAGACAAAGACTTTATGGCGCTAGAAGGCAGGTAACGCTCACCAGTTGCTTTTGCCCCTTGTGTGCTTGGCTTGCCAGACTTAGTCCGCCACTTTTGCTTAGTCCATTTCTCTAAGCTTTTCTGAGACTTTTTTCTTGCCATATTAAATAATACTATGAAAACACAGCCAGAACAATAAGAAGAAAGACAACGGATACGCCTGCAATTACAGAAGCAACGAGCATGCCAAATTTTATTTCTTCATTTCTTTTTCTTCTTTTTCTTTCTGCTTCTATCTTAGCCTGCTTGATAGCCTCCTTTTCCTCGGCAATCCTTTTGTTTCTTTCGGCAATAATGGCTCGCCATGTTCCGTAACCAAACCTATTATCAATTAATACCGAAATTTCTTGGAGTTGCTCCTGCGCTAATTTGGCGTCAATAACAGAGTGAGCCGCCTCCTTGGACTGACCAATAATTGATTTATCGCCAAACCGCTTCTTTTGTACTTGCTTCTCCCCTTCAAAAAGACCGTCCAGTGCGCCTGCTATATCCCTTATATCATTTACAGTGTTGATATTGCTCTTAATAAAATCTACAGACTTCTGGACTAAAGCAATGCCTGCCAAACCTGTTGATATGGGGTCCATGTTTCACCTAGTCTCTATAGCCTCCGCCAGCTTTCTTGTAGGCTGAGGCTAACATTTGAGCCTTTCTTGCGCTCCACTGACCGGGCTTACCCCCCTTCCCGCCAGCTTTAATTCTGTTAAATAACTTTTTTCTCATGGTGGGCTTTGTGTAATTACCCGCCTCGTTAACTCTTGATTTGGTTTTGCCGCCCTTTTTCATAGCGATGGGTTTGGGACAACCCTTTCTTCCTGCTTTCATTTCTTTTTCCTGCCGTATTTCTTGTGCTTCTGAGATTTAGGCGGAGACTTTTTAGACCCGCCCTTTGACCACAACTCTTTGTTTGCCCAATATGCCGCCGACATTTTGCCCTTGGCTATGTTCTTTCCGTGTCGTGCTTTAAAGTTTTTCCGTGCCGCCGCAGAATAGTTGTGTCCCATAGAGCTGTCGCCATAATGGATGAGCTTAACCTTGTCACCCTCTTTGGCAAGAACCATGCCTTTTTTCCCAGCACGATTAGAGCGCTTGGGCTTGTTAAAACCCGCGAACTTTGTGCCTCTATATTCAATACCCCCGCTAGGGAGGCGCTTCACACCGGGATATTTTGTTTTAGACATTAGGACAGAAACACTGTCACGCTATCACAATTAGTCAAATCCAAGTAAACATCAGTCTCAAACAATATGCCGTTATCAGGTATATTCACGGCATGCGTTTGGGAGGTGGTAAACGACACATCAACCAAAGATGTGCCGCTTGCGCCCCCGTCCTTTAGCACGACTTGCGGGCTTCCAGAACTTGCTGTCTTCACATGAATTTGACGTACTCGCGCACGATTAGCAAATACCGTAGCGTCTGCTGTTTTAGTTACTGCAAATACATCACTCGACATGACGACCCCCTAGAATAATGAGTATTCTAGTTCAACAGTAAATCTTCCTGCTGATGCGTCTGCGTTTAATGTCGTTGTCGCCGCCGCATAAAGATTTTTGCTTGCGATAGGCGCAGAAACATTTGGCTCAAACACATGGAAATTACCTGCTGTATTATTAAAGTTAATGTCAATTTCAGTCACAGACCCTGCGGCAGAAACCTGTGGGTCAAAGATGGTCACACCTGCGCCGACAATCTCTGTGCCAGAGGACACGGCGGCGTTAGTTGCAGTGCCTGAAGTAGCACTAAGCTGTAAACTGCCGATAAGAGTTTGCCCACATGCTGTTGTAATACCAATTACCGCTTTATGAATAAAAAACTTTGTAGGCGTTACTATGCCGTCTGGCGCATCCGTGTTGAGAGTACCAAGCTCTACAAGAACATCACCATCTGCATACGCAGAGGCCGTGTCTGTAGCGGCAAGAGTGCCAACAAATGTTTGGATTTTTCTAGTACCAAGTGAAATAAGCTGACCAGTAGAGTTTACAGAAAAACCTGTCTCTGTAATCGCACCAGTTGTAGCGTTTTTGTTAATAACATTGAATCCGCCTTCGGAACGAATCGGACCCGAAAAAGTAGAGTTAGCCATATCTATCTCCTGTCGTGGCTAGTGTCAGTCACACCATGTGACTGTCAGGAATATAAATAGGATACCCCATAAAAAAGGGGGCGGCAACAGCCACCCCCCTAAAAGTTATATGTAACTTTTACGCTCCCGGCGAACCGTAGATACCAAGTGGGTCGCTGACGCCGAAGCTGTAACGCTCACGAGCTTTGTAGCGAACATTACCTGTATCGAAGTCACCATCCATTTGCGTAGTCATTGGAGTTCTCTCGAAATGCTTCATGCCGTTAGGAACATCGGTAATCAAGAAGAAAGCGTCTGTGTCAGTCAGATAGTGATTGACACGGAAACCTTCAGGAATTGACCCGTTGTTCACCAATGCATTGATGTCATTATCGGAGGTTCCTGTCCGCATTTCAGATTGGAGCAATCTGGTTGCCACAAACATTAGCGCTGGTGGGACAATCAGCTTACGCGGACGTGCCGCAATAAGTAGACCGCGCTCATCAACAAAGGCGGCAATGTCAATGACAGCTTGTTCGAGAGATGTCTCGTTCAAGTCCGCGTCTGTGCTAAGTCTGTTGGCGTTGTTTCCGCCCTGTACTGTGGGGTGCGCTGTGTTAAACAGTGTCACACCATCGCCAGATTGGAATGTGTCAAAGCCAGTATTCAGCAACGCCGCCGCTTTGGTCTGCTTGGTATATGCCATAGCGCGAGCCAATGCTTTGGTGTAGCGAGCAGATAAACTGTCA